GACGTTCAGGGTCGTCGTGGTATCACAGACTTCCGTGTAGTTTGCGACGAAACAAACAACACAGGTGAAGTTATCGACCGCAATGAGTTCGTTGGTGATATCTACATCAAGCCAGCTCGTTCAATTAACTTTATCCAGCTTAACTTCGTGGCAGTACGCACAGGCGTAGATTTCACTGAAGTGGTAGGAAAGTTCTAATTTTAGCGAATAAATAGAAAGAAAAGGTAGGGAGACAAATAATATGCCCTTTAATGTTAGTACATTCGCTTCGCTAGGACTTCCATACGGTGGCGCAAGAGCATCTCTCTTTGAGGTGTTCTTGACACTACCATCTGGATTAGCTAATCCTACAGCGGAATCACAGTTTCGATTTGTCTGCAAAGCAGCGTCGATTCCACAATCAACAGTAGGGCAAATTGAAGTGCCCTACTTCGGTCGCAAAGTCAAGATGGCTGGCAACAGAACATTCGACAACTGGACCGTAACTGTTATGAATGACGAAGATTTTTCAATTCGTCACGCATTTGAAGATTGGTCAGCAGCAATTAATAGTCACGAAAATAACCTTCGCGACTCTGCGCTTATCTTTGAGTCTGGTCAAGCAGCATATCGTTCACGCGCTGTTGTTCGTCACTACGCAAAAACTGGTGTATATGGATCTGGCACAGCAGCAGGTGATGCGGCTATTCCAACTCGTCAATATACATTTAATAACATCTTCCCTCTAAACATTTCAAACATTGATCTTAACTGGGAAACAACAGACGCGATTGAAGAATTTACAGTAGAATTTGCTTACGATTACTGGACAGTTGAGGCTGACCTACTCGGCAACTTAATTGATTCGTAAGGTCGCTTTAGTTTTCCTATATAATTGATTAGACCTTGAAGGAAAATAAATGGCGATTGAACTTTTTGGATTCCGTATTGGAAAAGCAGACGATGGTACTGAGGTCAAACAGGCCGAACAGATACCTTCGTTTGCTCCACCACCAAATACCGACGGTGCGCTTGAAGTAGCGCCTGGCGGCGCATACGGCACTTACGTCGATTTCGAAGGTACTGCAAAAAGCGAAGCGGATCTAGTAACCCGCTATCGCGAAATGGCGTTGTATCCAGAAGTAGAATCAGCCATTGATGATATCGTCAATGAAGCAATCATTACTGACGACAATTCTGAACCCGTATCCCTAGATATGGATGATTTAAAACAACCAGAGTCAATCAAAAAGAAAATTGAAGAAGAGTTTGCTCATATTCTTGAGCTATTGGACTTTTCTAATCTCGCTTACGATATCTTTCGTCGTTGGTATGTTGATGGACGCATGTTCTATCATATCATGGTTGACGTTAAAAATCCACGCGCAGGTATTCAAGAACTTCGCTACATTGATCCAAGACGCATTCGTAAAATTCGTCAACCAATCAAGCGCACACCTATTGTTGGCACCAATGCGAAGCTTATCGTTCCACCATACGAAGAATATTTCCTTTACAATGTAGCTGGTCTTCAGTCTGGTACAGCCACACAAGGTGTAAAGATTGCTAAGGATTCTATCTGCTATACACACAGCAGCATTATGGATCATCGTAATCGTATGGTCCTCTCTCATCTTCATAAAGCAATCAAACCACTCAATCAGTTGCGTATGCTTGAGGACGCGGTAGTTATCTATCGTCTCGCTCGCGCACCTGAGCGTCGTATTTTCTACATCGACGTTGGTAACTTACCTAAAGCAAAAGCCGAACAGTATGTTCGTGATATGATGGTTCGTCATAAGAACCGTCTTGTCTACAATGCTGAAACTGGTGACGTACAAGATACTCGTAAGTTCATGACCATGCTGGAAGATTATTGGCTTCCTCGTCGTGAGGGTGGGCGTGGTACTGAAATCACTACATTGCCAGGTGGTGAAAATCTCGGGCAGATGGAAGACGTTGAGTATTTCAAGAAGAAACTCTACAAGGCCCTTTCTGTTCCTGTGTCTCGTCTTGAGCCAGAAGGTACATTCTCTATGGGTCGAGCTAGTGAAATTTCACGCGATGAAATCAAGTTTGCTAAGTTTATCGACCGTCTGCGTCATAGATTCGCGCATCTATTTGACCATCTTTTAGAAATTCAACTTGTTCTCAAGGGTGTAATGACTCGCGAAGAGTGGAAAGAAATGCGAAATGATATTCGCTATGATTTCCAGCGCGACAACTATTATTCGGAAATGAAAGAACAGGAAGTTCTTAACCAGCGTCTTGCAACTCTACAGGTTGTTGACAACTACGTTGGTAAGTATTATTCCGTTGAGTGGATCCGTAAACACGTTCTTCGTCAGACTGATGAAGAAATTAAAGAAATGGATAAACAAATTGCTTCCGAGCCAGATCCACAAGCTAACGAAATGGAAATGCAGAAGCAAGACCACGAACAGCAGATGCAAAAAACTCAGCAACAGATGGACATGAAAGACATGGAAATCAAGAGCAAGGAGTTAGATGCAAAAGCGGCTGCATTGGGTTCTAAGAATGGTCCATCTAATACAAAGCCAACACCAGCAAAGGCTCAAAAGGTTGAAATCAAAGTTTCTGGTGATAAAAAACCAACTGTGAAAAAAGAAGAGTTTGTACCTAGACCTCTTACCGAAGAAGATAAACGTCTTATCGAAAGAATGACCGCTGTTATGGAACATGTGGCTCATGAAGACATTGAAGAAGTGGAAGAGATCAAGGATGCACTCTGATTATGGAAGAACTCGAAAAGGCTAAACTCCTTGCCGTTGCGCAGAAGATTGTCAAGTCTTCTATCAATGAAGTTCGCTCTGAGCTACTAGAACAAATCAACAAAATTCAATCAATTACTCCTGCGACTGGGTCACCTGGTCGAGGGATTATTGACGTTGCTCTAATTGAAGAGGAGTTAATTCTCCAATTCAACGATGGTTCATTTTCTAATCTTGGTCGCATAATCGGTGAGCAGGGAATCCAAGGATTTCGTGGTGAGCAAGGTATACAAGGCGAGCAGGGAATCCAGGGAGAACAAGGGATTCAAGGTGAGCAGGGAATTCCTGGTATTGATGGAAAAGATGGAGCTAAGGGAGACAAAGGCAACCGTGGGGATCAAGGCCCTCGTGGTGAAAAAGGAGAGAAGGGAGATACCGGTGACAGAGGCGAACAAGGAATTCCTGGTGAACGCGGAGAACGCGGAGAACAAGGGCCAGCAGGTATTGATGGAGCCGCTGGACGTGATGGAGCAAAAGGCGAGACAGGAGAAAGAGGCGATCAAGGTGTTCCTGGCAGAGATGGCAAAGACGGAAAGAGCGGCAAAGACGGGCTAGCAGGACCAAAAGGTGATAAGGGAGATGCAGGAGAAAAAGGTGATAAAGGTGATCCTGGCTCTGACGCAGAAGTATCTAAACTAGAAAAGAAACTAAGTGAATTTAGTGAACAGGTTGATAAGAGACTATCAAAGGTAGCTTTCAATGTGGCTGCTAAAGGTGGTCCTGCAGGTTCTGGTGAAGTTAAGCTTTATCGCTTAGACGATGTTGATTACACTAGTGTTCGCGCACCAACAAACGGCCAAGCACTTGTTTGGAATGTGTCTGTTGGAAAATGGGCAGCTGGTACTATTGCTGCTAGTAGTGGTGGTGGAAATACTGGAGGCGGTGGTACAACTAATGTCTCATCATATCTTCAAGTTGCTAATGCTAATGCTAAGTTCGCAACAAAATCATATGCAGCAGCAAACTCGTATGTCAAATCTATCTTAGCCAATACCAATTCATATATTGCAACCAAAGCTTCATGGGCGTCAGTAACTGGTACCAATACTGCGCTTCGCACATTAATTAGCGATAGATTACAAGTAGCAAACGCAGTTGCAACGTATCAAACAAAAGCTGTAGAAAGAGCGGCACTAGCAAATACCAATCTGCGCATAAATCTAATTAATACAAATCTTACTGGCACCAATACAGCTATTCGTGCGTTTGCGACAACAAAGTTAGATGTCGCAAACGCATTTAGTTCGCTTACCAAATATGTAGCAAATACAGGAACAATTACGGCAAAAACTGATAACGTAAAAATAAACGAC